TTAAAAGCGTTGGAAATGCTTGGGAAATATTTAGGGATATTCAAAGAATCGGAGCAAAGAGCAACGGTTATTAATGTAGTTAATAAAATTAGGAATTAGGGAGTAGGAAGTAGCAAGTGGAAAGTAGCAAGTAAAAAGTTAAAAGTAGAAAGTCCCTCGACTTCGCTCGGGATTAATTAAAAATTATGAAGGATAATTTATGAAAGCGTTTGAAATAAAATTAACGAAAGAAATGAAAAGAGATTTTGCGAAAGCAGAGAAGGTGAATTCTACTTTTCAGCTTTATTCGAGTCTGCCGGACCCGGATAAAATATTGGCGGATAATAATTATGATTATTCGATACTCCGCGATCTGTTGAATGATCCTCATCTTTCTGCTGTGGTGCAACAGAGAAAATCACTTGTGCAGCAGTTGGGGTGGGAAATATCTTGTGAGGGGGATAAGGAGAGTGAAAGGAAAGTTGTACAATGGATGCAGCAGCTTGATGTTGATGGGATTATCGGGAAAATGTTGGACGCAGTTTTATTCGGGTTTTCTGTGCTTGAAATTAATTGGGGAATTAAAGGGAACGAGATTTTTCCACGGCAAATAAATTCCAAACCGCATGAGTGGTTTATTTTCGATAAAGAAAATCAATTAAGGTTACGGCAAAAAAATGAATCGGGTTATACTTTTTGTGTTGGAGAAGAATTACCAAGAAATAAATTTTTAATTATTCAGCATAATGCTGAATATATTAATCCTTATGGTGAAAAAATAATTTCGAAATGTTATTGGCCGGTACAACTGAAGCGGAGTGGTTTAGACTTCTGGCAGATCATGGTTGAACGGTATGGGATGCCTTTTCTTATCGGAAGGTATCCATCAACAGCTACGGAAAAGGAAAAATCCGATCTGTTAACCGGGTTGCAAAATATGGTTAAGGATAACATTGCCATTTTTCTTGATACGGTTGGAATAGAATTAAAGGAACATCCGAAGTTTGATATTGGACAGCTCTACCAGTACTTGGCGGAGTTTTACAATCAAGAAATATCAAAGGCGATATTGACCGAAACATTAACTACGGAAATAAAGGGAATTGGGTCTTACGCGGCGGCGCAAGTCCACAGGGAAACCGCTACTACTGTGGCGATGAAGGATAAGAAGTTAATTGAGAATTCGATGAATGAACTGTTACGGATATACTCAAAATTAAATTATGGTGAACAGAAAACAATCCGATTTAGGTTAACGAAGAAGGAAGCGGTCGAAGCTGAAAGTATTGACCGGGATATCAAACTTAAAAATCTGGGGATCGAATTTAAGAAAGAGTATTTCCAGAGGAAGTATAATTTGAATGAGGACGACTTTGAGATCAGTCAGCAGAAGGCAATGGGCGGTAGGCAGTAGTCCCTCGACTTCGCTCGGGAGTGGAAAGTAGAAAACAAACCCCACCTAACCTCCCCTTTAGAAAAAGGGGAGGAATAAGTCATGGGGAATATTTAAAATAAAAATGCCCGGTGGAGGGCTACCGGGCGAAGTAAATTCACTATGGGGGGTAAGCATAATGAATTCATGGTGTAAAATTAATAGACGGAATTAAAAAAAACAAGAAGTTTTTTTAGTAGAAAGTTGAAAGTTGAAAGATGAAACTGTAAATGTTGAGTTGGAATTTCTTCCGAAGCAATGGGAGTTGTTTAATGATGATGCTAGGTTTAAAGTAATTGCCAAAGGAAGGCGTTTTGGTTTGACAAAGGGATTTTCCTTATACGCGATCAGCAAATGTCTAAGCGAAGTTGATTATAGTATGCTTTGGGTTGATACGATCTACGGGAATATTAATCGTTATTACGAAAGATATTTTTTACCGGAGTTAAAAAAAATAAAACATTTATGCGCTTATAAAAAACAAGATAACATTTTAAAAATTAATGAAAGTTACATTGATTTTCGTTCTGCTGACAGGCCGGAAAATATCGAAGGACAAAGTTATAAAACGATTATCATTAATGAGGCGGGGATCATATTAAAAGACAGAAGGCTTTGGACGGAATCAATATTACCGATGGTAATGGACCATAAGGCAAATGTGTTGATCGGCGGAACGCCAAAGGGGAAATGGACTAAAAAAAATGAAAAGCATTTGTTTTATGAATTGTACCAGAAGGGGGAAGTAGGCAGTGGGCAGTCAGCAGTTGGCAGTAGGCAGTCTTCAGTTGGCAGTCCCTCGACTTCGCTCGGGATGACAAAAGACAAATGGAAGAGTTTTAATTATTCTACTTATGAGAATCCTCTTTTAGATGAAGCGGAAATAAAGGAAGTAGAAAATGAGATACCATATTTTTTAAGGCAACAAGAAATCTATGGAAAGTTTATTGAGGAGAATGAAGCGCAGATAATAAAGCATGAGTGGTGGAAGTACTTTAGGATGGTTGAGGGTTTAGGGTTGATGGTTGATGGAAGGGGTGCCTCGACTTCGCTCGGGATTGAAAGAATTGTGCAGTCGTGGGATACGGCGTTCAAGACTAAGGAGGAAAATGATTTTTCTGTATGTACTACTTGGGGAATAACGAAAAATAAATTTTTACTGCTTCATCTTTTCCGGGAGCGAATGGAATTTCCGGAATTAAAAAGAAAAGCGGCAGAATTGTTTCTCATGTTCAAACCTTCTGTTGTATTGATTGAGGATAAAGCATCGGGACAAAGTCTGATACAAGAATTGGAAAGGGAAACGCGGATACCGATAAGGAAAATAAAAGTCGATAAGGATAAGTACGCGAGGTTTATTTCTGTTACTCCCTTGATTGAATCAGGTAAGGTGGAACTACCTGAACGTGAACCATGGGTTCCTTTTTTTATTAATGAGATGGAGGAATTCCCGAATGGTGAGTTTGATGATATTGTTGATTCTACTACTCAGTTCTTGAATGAGTTTAAGACGGATGGGAATGTTTCGTTTGAGATTACAACGGTGAATATGAGGGAGGTGATGAGGGGGAGGAAGTAGGCAATTAGACTGTAAGACTGTAGGAAGGTGAGAAGAATATAAAATTCCAAAATCCAAAATTGCAAGATTGAATGAATGCAAGGTTGAATGCATGGTTGAAGAAAAAATTAATATTGAATATCGAACAAGGAATGAAGATCAAGGAAGAAGAAAAAATTACAAGATTTCAAGATTGAGGATTGAAGAGAAGAATTATAAAAAAGAAACCTCACCTAACCTCTCCTTGGTAAGGAGAGGAAGATGATAAGAAAATAAAAAGAAAAAATAATGACAAATGTTAAATGAGGTAAAAATGAGTGTAGCACAAATTCATCAGGTTTTGATTCCGGTTGCAGCGCTGGCGGTTAGCGGGATGGTGGGGTTGATCGTGAAGATTATTTTTGCGCGTATTAAAAAAAATGAGGATGAGTCGAAGGAGATAAAGGAAAATTATTTGGAGCGGTTTGAGAAAGTCCACGAGCAGGCGAATGAGCACAAAGAGGAAATATTAAAAAGCATAGCGGAGATAAGGATTATGCTGGAGAGGGAGTTTGTGAGAAAGAGTGGACAGTAGGCGCTAGGCAGTAGTCCCTCGACTTCGCTCGGGAGTGGAAAGTAAAAACCTCACCCCGCCCTCTCCTTGTGAAGGAGAGGGAAAGGGAGTTGGTGATTTAAAATAAAGCCGCCTTAGGGGAACCCTAAGGCGGAAGAACTGTAAGTACATCTATTTCTGTGAGGGGCTACAGAAATATTGGGTGCAACATAATTGGATGGAAAAAGAATGTCAAGGGAAAAAACAAAAGGGATGAAAAATTGCATTATTGCGGAATGGTAAGAATTAAGAATTAAGAAGTAGTCCCTCGACTGCGCTCGGGAGTGGAAAGTAGCAAGTAGAAAAGATATGTTTAAAATAAAAACCGCTTTAGGGGTCGAAGCTAAAGCGGGCTACATCTTAGAAATGTTTCTGTATAGGGATGCAGAAACACGGATCAAAAATAATTTTTGTGGAAAAGAGTGTCAAGGGGAAAACTAAAAGGGGGTAAAAATTGCATGAATTCTTTCTTTTCTTGGTCGGATTAACTCCAGAAAAGAAATAAAAAAAAGGAAGCTTGTTCTTTTGTCTTGATACAAAAGAACCAAAAAATCAAGGCTGAAAAATTTTTGCTAAAGATTCAT